AAATGATGTCGCAGTTAGGGTTGTTAGGCTTAGAAGACAACGAGCCTTTAGGTGCGGATATAGGTGCGAGAAGCATCGTTAAATTAGTTGAAGAGGTATTTGAATGCGATATATCAAGAAGGGATAGATCATTACGAACTACCTTTGGTCGCAAGGCTGCTGCTTATTTACTCAGAAGGTATACTAAATTGAACCTCAAAGAGATAAGCGCATATACTGGCACTAAAGACCATACCACCGCAATTCACAATATCAAACAAGCAAACAACCTAATTGACACGGAAGATTGGTTTAAGGACAAATTAAAAAGAATTTGCCAAAAGATTGAAATTACCGAAAATTAGTTTATATTTGCAAATATATAAAAATACATTAACGGAAGTCCAGACGATAATGTGTTTAGTGGTTAAATAATAGCCCCTGGTAGCTGGACTCTATTGGGGGCTTTTTTATTTTATTATGGCAAAAGACCCTGCATTCCTATTTTATAGCAGTGATTTCTTAAACGGAGTAGCTGACTTAACAATGGAAGAGAGAGGACAATTTATTACTCTCTTATGTTTACAACATCAAAAAGGTACACTTACAGACAAAACCATTAGGTTATCTTTAGGTTCGGTTTCGGTTGATGTTTTGAGCAAGTTTTTAAAAGACAAAGACGGAAATTTTTACAACGAACGGCTAAGTGAAGAGATTGAAAAACGCATTCAATTTACTGAAAGCCGTAGAAACAATGGCTCTAAAGGTGGTAGACCTAAAAATAACACAAAACCATTAGGTTTAGCTAAACATAACCTTATGGAAGATGAAAATGAAAATGAAAATGAAGATATAAATATTAATAAAAGTAAATGTACTTTTGAACAAGTTTACGAATATATGTCAATTCGGATAGGAACAGATCAAGCAAAGATTGAAGCTGAAAAATTTGTAAATTACTATGAAAGTAATGGTTGGAAAGTAGGGAAAAACCCTATGAAAAGTTGGGGAGCAGCCGCAAATAATTGGATAACAAACTCTAAACAATATGCAAAAGGAACTAAAAACAATCAACGAAAGCTTGATAAAAACGAACTCGAAAACCTTAAAAACTACAACTATATCCATTCTACTTCCTATGGAGCAGGAGATTATGACCGCCTTTTCGGGGGAACGAATGAGGAACATAAACTCTACCATATTTAAGCAGAACCTTATTTACCTTATGCAGCTTGTAGGTATCAACAATCCTGGAGATGTTAAGTTAGCAATTTTAGAGGATTGGATAAGAACAGAGTATGGTAACTTTACAATAAACGAAGTTAAAGTAGCGTTTAAGCAAATGGTAGCCAATGACTTTATAGATCACTACCAAAACTTTAGCCCTGCATACTTTAGTCAGGTTATGGATAGGTACAAGAAAAAAGCAAACGAAGTAAGAAAAATGATGCCACAGGAACGAGTTGAAGCAATACCACACTTAACCGATTTAGAGATAATTGATTACAGTTACCAGGAATATAAGGTTCTGGAAAATAGAACTTTTGACAGGTTGTTTAACCCTTTATCCGTATTTACAAAGCTTAATAGTTCAGGCATCAAGGTATGGACAAAAGAAGATGGAGCAGTTGCTAAAAAGAAACTAATGGAAATTATTACCTACAAGGCTAATAAAATGGACATCATAAGTGCAAAGCAGTACCGGGACGAATGGACTGAACAATGGTTAAAGAACCAGGCTCGAGCAGTTGCAGTAGCTTTATTTTTTGAGGAACAAATTTTACAAAACAAAACAACGTTTAAATGAGACACGGCAGTTTATTTAGCGGAATAGGTGGCTTTGATTTAGCAGCAGAATGGTGCGGTTGGGAAAACGTATTTCATTGCGAATGGAATACCTTTGGTCAAAAAGTTTTAAAACATCACTTCCCAAATTCAATATCTTACAATGACATCACAAAAACAGATTTCACTATTCACAGAGGAACAATCGACATCATTAGTGGTGGCTTCCCTTGCCAACCCTACTCAAGTGCAGGAAAGCGACTTGGCAAAGAAGATGAGAGACATCTCTGGCCGGAAATGCTTAGAGCAATTCGGGAAATTCAACCGAGTTGGGTTGTGGGCGAGAACGTTCGCGGACTTACTAATTGGAACGGGGGATTGGTATTCGACGAGGTGCAAACTGAGTTGGAAGCTGAAGGCTACGAAGTCCTCCCGTTTTTACTTCCAGCTTGTGCCGTTAACGCACCACACCGAAGAGACCGCATTTGGTTTATTGCCTACTCCAACAGCTTCAGACAATCCGGAGAAAAATACAGGCAAAATGAAACAAGACGGACTTCAAAAGAGAGCGAGAACCGGATTGCTACCAACACCAACTTGTATGGACAGCAGCAAGAACGGGGATATGACTGGAGCAGCCAAATTGTTAATGGGAGCAACAACCAGAAGTTCAGGTCAGCAAATACAAAGGACTTTGACAGATGCAGTACAAATGGAGATATTAAAGGAGAACCCTGCTCTTGCAATGGAACTTGCATCAAAAGAATTTATGAAAAGAACCAAACTTCCTACACAAATAGAGTTTGTAGAATGGATCAAAACAATAGGAACGCAGAAGGAACTATCGGAAAAACTAAATTTGAAATTAACGAAAGTAGAGCATTGGTTCAGGAAGGACAAGATAGGTTTCAGTTATCCATCAATAGAGGATTGGACTTTAATCAAGAGCCATTATCAAGTACCAATGGAGTTAGACAACAAGATGTCTTATCAAGAGTCAATAGAATGGAAGGGTCTTTTGCCAACACCGACATTACAAGAATACACGAACAGCACATTACCCCCATCACAAATAAAAAGAAACAATATAGCAGGAGTTCTTTTGAGGAAAGGTGTTTCAGCACATTCCCAACTGAACCCCCTATTTGTGGAGGAGATGATGGGCTTCCCAAAGAATTGGACAACATTACCTTTTCAAAATGGAGAAACGAAAGCATCAAAGCCTACGGGAACGCAATAGTTCCACAAGTAGCTTATCAAATATTTAAAAGTATTTGTCAATATCAAAAACTTTAGTATATTTTTGTAATATGACCGCAAACGAATTAACCAAACAAGCAATCCAAACTCTAAATAAAAACGGGTGCTTTGTATGGCGCAATAACAATCTTGCGGTTCGAGGGCGCACCTTCATAGGTCTTAAAGGAGTTCCAGATGTTGTAGGTTTTCACACCCAAAGCGGAGTAGCGGTATATTGCGAAACGAAAGCCATTGGCGATAAACTTAGCAGCTATCAAATTGCATTCTTAAACTTGGCAAAAACGGCAAATTGTTTCTGCTACATAGCAACCGAAGATAACGGCAAACTAACCTTAAAAGAATATGAACAAGAATAGCATCATATTAGAACTTTGGGAGAGCCGAGAACTAAAGGAAGCAATAGACAAAATGCAGCCTGAAGATTTACGAGAAGATTTAAGAAGCGAAATATTTAAGGTGCTATGCGAAATGGACGAGGAACGTTTAATTGATATGCGCACCCGGAACGTATTAAAGTTCTACTTGGTTAGAACTATGATTAATATGATGCAAAGTAATACAAGCCAATTTTATAGGACATACCGCAAACCTTTAGAGGTTGAATTAATAGTACACGATAGGGACGAAGATTTATTAAACAAAGTAGAAGACGAGTTGTCAAAGATGCACTGGTACAAAGCGGAACTTTTAAGAGTGTACGCTATCAAGCATAATTGCAACGCTAAAGAACTAAGCAGGGTAACAGGAATACCTTATATGTCAATACATAGGGAACTTAAATTAACTAAACGAGAACTTAAAAAACAATTACGAAAATGATAATTATAGCAGCGATATGCTTTGCAATATTCTTTGTAGAGATACACCAATTTCATAGGAAGTGGTATTTAGATTTTAAGCCATTCAGTTGCACAAGTTGTTTAGCAGCTTGGACAGGTTTAGTTTTATATTTACTACCTGCAATATGTACTGACATCATAGCGTTTGTATTTATTCCCGGAGTGTTAGCACCTTTACTTTCAAAACTAATGTGGAACTTATGGAAATAGAACACCGCAATTATTTAGACCTGCATAGACCTAACTACGAAATGGTGCAGAATGGTTATGTGCGTAATATAGATTTAAACATCTTAAAAATGTACGAGCATATTTATCGCAAGTATATGAGTCCAGATTTCATATTAACAGTATGGTGCAGCCATTGTATATTTGATATGATTAAAAGGCTTTACGAATGGTACGATTTACAACCTAAAAATAAAAAGAATGGCTAACTTTATCCACCCCACCGCTATCATTGGCGATAACGTAATTATCGGAGACGGAAACTACATTGGTGCTTATTGTATTATCGGAGACAAAGCAGAGCATAAAAAGTTCTGGAATAAAGAAAAAGGAAAAGTATACATAGGCGATAACAATGTTATTACAGGACTTGTAACAATAGACGCAGGAACTGAGATTGATACTTTTATTGGCAATAATTGTTTTATAATGAAACACGCACACATCGGACACGATTGCACAATCTTAGACAATGTAACAATTAGCTGCGGAGCAAAAATAGGTGGGCATTCTATTGTAGATCAAGGTGCTAATATAGGACTTAACGCAGTTTTACACCAGTTTGCAAACATCGGAGAGAATTGTATGGTGGGCGCAAGTGCTTTTGTAAAGGGAGATGCAAAACCAAATACTAAATATGCAGGAGTACCGGCAAGGGAAATCGGCTCAAACATAAGATAATGAAAGTAGCTATTTTATTACTTGCACAAAACAGACACGATTTAACTCAGCGTGTAATTAACCAAAACTTTTTTAACTCTGGTTATAATGCGGACTGCTTCTTAATAGACAACGGAAGCGACACGCAAGAAACGTTTAACTACCCGTTTGCCGGTTATGACTTATCAAAAGAAAAGCGAGGCATAGCAGCCGGGGTTAATGCAGGGTTACGCATAACCCAAAACTATGATGCGGTTTGTTTGTTAGCTAATGATATTTTACTTCCTGAGAATTGGTTGTCAAAATGGGTTATGTTTTCTCAACGTGTGTCAAAAACTGGCATTATTGGTATACATTGTGTAGAAGATTTGCCCCCAATAGTAGACGGAGTACATAAAACGCATACACCTTTTGGCGATAACTTTATTACCCGTGAACTTATAGATGCAGTTGGCGGTTACAATGAAGCCTATGACCCTTATGGAATGCAAGACAGAGATTATGGGGAACGTGCAACTATTACAGGCTTTACTAATTACTACTTACCAGATATGCGCTCAGAACATATAGGACACGATGTCGGTAATGGAACAGATTACAGACGAATGAAAGACGAAAGCTTGGCACGGGCGCAAAGTGTATGGGAAAAATACCAAGACATCTATCACAACCAAAAGAATATAAGATGCGAATACTTTGTATAACTTCTGCCAACTCAGGTGTAGGACTGCATAGAATTATGATGCCGATAGTACACTTAGAAAAAGAGTACGCACTTATAACAGATGTACTTAATGACGAGTTATTAGAGCAGGGTTGGGACATTGTCTTAATGAATAGAATGCTTAACGAAATAGATGCAAAGCAAATGGACACCTGGCGCACTAAGTACGGCTTTAAATTAGTAGTCGATAACGATGACCATTGGGAACTAAACGAAAGCCATTTATTGTATTTAAGATATAAGCTTAACAATATACCTAAACTAATTACCGACTACTTAAAGATAGCAGACCTTTGCACCTGCACACACGAAAGGTTAGCAGGAGAGATAAGCCCATTTAATAAGAACGTTCACATCTTACCAAACGCATTACCTTACGGGCAAGAGCAGTTCCAGGATAACAAGACCGAAGATTACAAGGTTAGATTATTCTGGAGCGGAAGCGGAACGCACGAAAGGGATATTGAAATACTAAGGCAACCTTTTAAAAGGTTACAAGGTATGAATATTAGAACTGTTATAGCAGGTTACAATGACGGGGAGAAACCTATATGGGATAAAATGATTGATGCTTTTACTTGCGGACTAAAGCTTAATCCCACGATCTATAACTATGCAAGGGTTACAGAATATATGGGTGCTTATACGGACTCAGACATTTCAGTTATCCCACTTGTAGATAACAAGTTCAACGCTATGAAGTCAAATTTAAAGGTATTAGAAACGGCTGCTAAAAAGAACCCTGCCATAGTTAGCTATGTCAATCCGTACTTAGATATGCCAGTACATTACGTTAAAAGTCAGAAGGATTGGTATAAACATATAAGAGATTTAGTAAGTGATGCGGATATGCGAAAGGAAAGCGGACAAAAGTTATTTGAGTTCTGCCAAAAGAAGTATAACTTTGACGAGATAAATTTAGACCGAAAGTATATTTATAGTAAACTATGCCAGTAACACAATGCAGTTCAGGAAAATGGAAAATAGGTAACGGCGGTTGCATCTACGATACCGAAGAGAAGGCAATGCAAGTTTGGAAAGCTATCCTTGCAGGTGGTAAATTTGCTGAAAGTTACACCGACTATCCGGAGTCAGCTACTAACAACGCAAAGAGGGCAATAGAATGGGCTGAGAAAAATGGTTGGGGTTCGTGCGGAGAAGCAACTGGTAAGGCAAGGGCAAGACAGTTGGCAAATCGTGAGCCGATTAGTAGAGATACTATTGCTCGTATGGCTTCGTTTAAAAGACACCAACAACATAAAGACGTGCCTTATAGCGAAGGTTGTGGCGGTTTAATGTGGGACGCTTGGGGTGGTACGAGTGGGATTGAGTGGAGTATTAATAAGCTAAAAGAAATAAACGGAAAATAATTTGCATACTTAAATTTTTTAATTATTAATCAACGGAAAATTTAATGGGGAAAGTATGCAGAAACACACGCAAATCTACTTACAAGGAATGGGCTATGACGCTACATCGTTTGTTCCTTGTGAGGTTTGTGGTGGTGTAGGAACTGACATACATCACATAGAAGCGAGGGGAATGGGGGGAACTAAAAAGGCAGACGTAATAGAAAACCTAATGTGTTGTTGTAGAGAATGCCATATTAAGTACGGAGACAAGAAACAATATAAAGAGTTTTTAAAAGACATACACGCAAAGAATTATGGCAAAAGGTAACGAGAATAAGAACAAAATTTCATTCGGCAAAAGGAAGCGAGGCTCTGCAAAGAAGTCCTTTAATAAGCACACCCCCAGAGAAAAAGCATATAGAGGTCAAGGACGATGAGAAAACTAAATGCTATATGGCTTCTCCTAACACATAAGGCTTACTTCGTAGCAGTATGTAAGACGGGTAAAAACGGAGACGATATGACTACCATAGGACACTACACCTATGCTATGGCAGAAACTTTGATTAACAAACATATAGCAGACGTAGACACTTACTTAGATCAAGAAGACGCAATAGACGAAGCAAACGATATAATTAACGGAATACTATGATATTATTATCAAGTCAAATAGAGAGCATAGCCTCACGCAAAGACAAAACAATAAAGCTAACTTTAGCAACCCAAGAACTAAGTCCTAAAGATGCAGCTAATTTATTCCAACTTAACCAACAGTTCTGCTACTTAGCAATTAAAGAAGAGCCATTTAGTAAAGAAGAGCAAGACATCGTAGAAAACCTTAAAGCAGACCCGGACACCTTTAAGACACCAAGCCAAAGATTAAGGGGCATCTTATACAGAACATACGAACAAGACAACGAAGGGTATAAAGATTTTAACACATATTACTTGTCAGTAATGGACAGGATATGTCAGCACTATAAAACAAAAATAGATGGGTAGGCATAAAGCAATAGAAACACCAGAGTTAATGCTTCAATACTTTACTGAGTATTGCGAGTATTGTAAAAGCAATCCTATTAAAGTTCACGATTTCGTAGGTAAAGACGGAGACGAAGTTTACAGATTAAGGGAGCGACCTTTGACAATAGAAGGCTTTGAAAACTATTGTTACAATCAAGGAATTATAAGCGATTTAGGAAGATACTTTGCCAATTTAGATAATGCTTATGAGGATTTTCGTACCATCTGTTCGCGTATTAGGAAAACAATTAGACAAGACCAAATCGAAGGGGGTATGGCAGGGGTTTACAATCCAAGCATTACTCAGCGTTTGAATAGCTTAGTAGAGAAGTCAGAAAACAAACACGAAGTAAGTGAGATCAAAATAACTTACGATAGATAATGCAGACAGTAGGCTTGAAGTTACATAACCCACACCCAGCGCAAAAGCAAGTAATTGAATGCGATAGTAGGTTTATTGTAATGATGGCAGGGAGAAGATTTGGCAAGTCCTTGATTAGTCAAACGATTAGCATAGACACGGCAGTTAATAAAAAGCGAGTAGCTTACATTACACCTACTTACCAATTAGGCAAAATATTCTTTAAGGAAATAGTAGACCTGTTGCCATTAGAGATATACTCTAAGAACGAAAGCGACCTGGTTATTACTTTCATAACGGGTGGCTCAATTCGTTTCTTTACAGGGGAAAGGTTAGACAATCTTCGTGGTTTAAAGTTTCACTTAGCCGTAATAGACGAGGCTTCCTTTATACCTAACTTGGAAGACGGGTGGCTCAACTCGATAAGACCTACCTTAACTGACTATAAGGGTAAAGCTATATTTTTAAGCACCCCTAAAGGTAAAAACTACTTCTTTAGTTTGTTTAGCAAAGCCGAACCCGATTGGCAAAGCTTTAAGTTTACGACATACGATAACCCTTACATTGATCCAAACGAAATAGACGATGCTCGTAAGCAACTGCCAGAGGTTGTATTTGAGCAGGAGTATATGGCAAACCCTGCGGAGAACGCAGCAAACCCTTTCGGCACTCAACATATACGCAAGTGCTTACACCCGGTAACTACAATGCCGGTAGTAGCTTATGGAATTGATCTGGCGAAGTCGGTCGATTGGACTGTAATAGTAGGTTTAGACGAAGACGGGAATGTGGCTTATTTTGACCGCTTCCAAATGGATTGGCACAATACCAAGCAAACTATCCTTAGGCTGCCTAAATGCCCTATCCTAGTCGATTCTACGGGGGTTGGAGACCCGATACTCGAAGACCTGCAAAGAGAAGGGGTAATGATACAAGGATTAAAGTTTACAAGTTCAAGTAAGCAGCAGCTAATGGAAGGGCTACAAGCTGCGATACATCAAGGTAAAATAGGCTATCCTGAGGGGATAATAAGCCAGGAGTTAGAAGTATTTGAGTATCAATACACGGCAACCGGAGTAAAGTACTCAGCACCTTCAGGCTTTCACGATGATGCGGTTGTAGGCTTGGCTTTGGCTTGGCAGAACTTCAGCCTTAAACGTGGCACGGGTAGGTATGCCTTTCTATAAATGCAACAAGGTTACAAAAATAAATTTGGTGGATTGTGTAGAACTTGTATATTTGGTTATTATTTAATCAAAACACAAACACAATGAAAAAAGAAACCGCACAACTTTTAGCCGTATTTTTAGTAGCTTGTTACCTTATTGGACAATTACAAGACATCTACTCAAAATGATCTACGCTATCTGCCTTCTGCTAATTGCGACAGGTTTTGTAATGGCAGCATTAACTGACTATTTAATTAAACACAATGACACAAAGCGCAAAAGAATACATAGACAAGTATTACGCAAGTGAGCCAATTAGTATAATGATGTCTAACATTGATGCTACCTATCTGGAGATACTTACCTACTGCAACGATAAGGGTTACGAACCTGCAAAGCGTAGATTAAGGAAACCAGAACATAAGTCACAAATTGGCTTTTTTGACATTGAGAATTACAAACCCGAAACAATATGAGTTTTTATTTTGATGATGATGGATATTTTGGTATTCCAAGAATATCAGTTAATAGAACAGAACCATATAAACTACAAATAAACAAACCAATGGAACTACAACAAATCTTCGAAACAACAAAAGAGCAAAGGAATGAGTTTACCTATCAATTAATTGAACGCTTAAACGCGGGGGAACTTGATCCGTTAAAAACACATCTACAAGTTAAAGCCTTAGAGGATATGCTCGAAACCCTAAAGGCAAACAAGGACTACAAAGATGCGGTATTACAAGCAGCCGTTCTTAATGGCAAGGACTTTGAGTATATGAGTGCAAAGTTTAACATTCGCGAGGTCGGAGTTAAGTACGATTATAGCAAATGCGAAAGCCCACAATACGAGGAAATTATGGCCGAGTACAATAGCGCAGCCAAAGCCAAAAAGGATATGGAAGAGTTCCTTAAGAAAGTGCCACATCAAGGACTTGATATTATAAACGGAGTTACTGGCGAGGTTACCAAAGTTTACCCCCCTGCCAAGAGTAGCACAACAAGTGTAGCCGTATCTCTAAAGTAATAAAAATATTATACTTCTTTACAATTTGCTTACCTTTGTTTGCAGTAGCTTACATCGGTGGGCATCTTGTATATATTATAAAACAATTAAAATGATACTTTTACCATTCGCAATAATTATAGTAATTTTAGCTATAATTGAAGTTAGGGATATGTACAACCAAACGAAATGATAGTAGCAATAATATGTTCTTTAATCTCAGCAACCATTATATCAATAGTATGGGTTCGATTAATAGATCAAAGCAATAAGATACTTGAACAAGACAAAAAAGAAAACAAATGACTTGGAACGAATTAACGATTTGGCAGTACCAACAGATTTATCCAATAGTTACTAAGCCTGAAAAGGATTGGACTAACTTAGACGTGGAAAGTAAGTTAGTAGGTATAATCTACAATCTAACCGACACCCAGGTCGATAGCCTATCTATTCAGCAATTCAATAATCTAAGGGCAACACTTAGCTTTTTAGACGATAAGATTGAAGGTAAGCCGGTTAAGTACACGGAAGTAAACGGCAAACGATACCGGTTTGTTTATGATGTGCAGCAAATCAAAGCAGCCAGATATATCGAAAGCAAGGTATTTAGCACCGACTTAATTAACAACTTGCATAAGTTAGCAGCCTCAATGGTTATGCCTCAGCGCAAAACTTGGTATGGCAGATGGGTAGACGATACCTATGATGCAGCAAAGCATAGCGAGTATGCAGCCGACCTACAAGCCTCGAACTTTGTTCACGTTTATCATTCGGTTGTTTTTTTTTATCAAGTATACAGAAACTGGATCGAGGTTTCTCAGGCTTATTTGATACAGGAAATGATGTCGAAGGGAATGAGTCCGGAGTCAGCGCAAGAGGCGGTTCAAATTTTATGCAGCACTTTGGATGGCAATATTGCGCCAAATCTGTTGCCGACCACGAAAATATCACAGTTGACCAAAGCTATGAACTTTCAACAATCCAGTTCCTAAATACACTTAGTTACCTGAAGGCTAAAGCCGATTACGATAAAGAGCAACATAGGAAACTTAAATAATAGACAAGCCCTGCCAATTTTGGTGGGGTTAGTTATTTTTAGACCTTCCTTATATTTATTAGCGTGAGTATATCAAAGGCGCAAATACAAGCATTAAGGGAAGGCTTTTTAAAAAGCATAGGCGATACGGGCTTTGGAAAGGTTAAGGAAGGCGATTTACCTGTATTAGAGGAAACATTGTCTTTATACGGACAAGCCTTTAATGATGCCCTAATCAATATATTAGATCAAGAAAATATAACAAGTTCTGGTAAGTTAGCAGAACCGGCAATCGGTATTGTAACTAAATTTGGAAACAGTTACGTTTTAAGTTTAGGTTACGAACCAGGAAGCGAACAAGACAAATACTTTAGGTTTGTCAATAAAGGGGTTAAGGGTACAAACAATACAAAGGCAGATGCTAAAACGCCTTATTCGTTCAAGACAAGTAGCAAGTCAATTCCGGTTAATGTAATAGAAAAATGGCTTAGTTATAATAAGCTAAAATCGGTAGCCGTTAAGAAGTACACAAAACTTGGAGCGGAAAGCAAAGCAATACAAGGCAAAAAATCTTTAGCTTGGGCGATAGCAAAAAGCATACATACTAAAGGACTTAGGTCTACACACTATTTTGACAGAGCAGTAGCCCAAATATTTAATAAAGAATTTATTGAAAATATAGCAGTCGCAGTAGGTGGCGATGTATTAATTCAAATAAAGCAAACAGTAAACGAAAGCAAGAATGGCAATAACAATAACAAGTAGCCCTGCACCTTATTCGTCAATGCACGATAACCTTTGGTTTGTTTCAAGTTCTACTAATAGCGGAACTACAAACTTTAAATTCGTGTATGATGTATACATTAACGGAAGCCAAGTAATTAGATCAAAGGTATTCCCTGCGCCAAGTGCAGAAGGTAGCTATGGCGTGTTTAACGCATCTCCAATGGTAAGAAGTTTTGTAACTAACTATTTCGAGCCTTCAGGGAACTCAATACTTGTAGCTTCAAACGATAAGATTAAAGTAGATTACCAAGTAAGGATAGGCGAAGAGGTTAGCGGTGTTACTACTACCAACTTAGCATCTGGCAGCTACTCAGCTTACAACTTTGTACCGCCATTGTTTGCCGATGTATTCTTAACAAAGAACAATACACCTTTAGTGTTATCGGACTATTACGATAATTTACTATTGGAAAACTTTACGGACGATTTTTTAACGGAGCGTGATACGGATAACATAACGCTTGAATACGGAGATAACTTTTACATTACCTTCCTACGCATAGCAACGGGCGGTTACTCTGCTTGGGTTGAAGTATTAGGCGAAGGCGACGTGGTTACTAATACAGTAAGCGGAGACATCACGTTAAGCGGACAATTCAATATGTTTAACCTACAAGCAGGACACATAAACGATTGGGCATCGGGAACTATAATTACCGAGAATACATACGGCTACAACTTCTATTTAAAAAGAGGTGGCGCACAAACAAGGGTAATAAAATTAAGACATAAGTGCTACCCTAAATACCAACAATTTAACTTAGAGTTTCTAAATAGATTAGGCGGTTGGGACACTAAAAAATTCGCTTTAGTAAATAGAAGGTCAAGCGAGTATCAAAGGGCATCATACAGGCGAAGCGACTGGCAACTTGTAGGTGGGCAAATGACAAATATAGATGGATATAACAGATATAACGAAACAACTTTCAACTATGCTATTCAGCATAAAGATAAATATAGGCTTACTTCTGATTGGGTTAGCGAACAAGATTATTCGTGGTTGGCTCAACTTGTATCGAGTCCTATTGTGTATATGGAAGTACTTGGTGCTTACTTCCCTGTTACCATAAGCACGAGCAATTATGAGTACAAGTTAGAGAGCGCGGACAAACTATTTAACTTTGAGATTGAAATAGAAGTAGGCAAATACTTAACAAGCCAATTCAGATAATGATTAGTACAGAGATATACATCGAGGAACAAAAGATTGATCTATTGCAGGATATATCTACAGAGTTCACTTATGCGATTGACGATGTGAGTGAGTTTGGTAGTCGCAATACTTCTTTTAGTAAGACAATAAGCATACCAGGAACGGCAAACAACAACCTAATCTTTGGTTACATCTTTGAACTTAACAACGCAAACGTTACTGTTAATTCTTTACCAAACGTAGGTTATAACTACAACGTAACTAAACAAGCTAACTGCAAAATTTTTATTGATAAGGTGCAGATATTCAAAGGCACCTTAAGAATATTGGAGATAGTAATAGACAAAGAAACTATTGAATACCAGTGCAGCGTGTTTGGGGAATTAGGTGGGTTTATTAACCAATTAGGCAATAGGCGTTTAGAAGATTTAAACTTTGATGCTTATGACCATACTTATAGCGTAGCCAATATTAGTGCGAGTTGGGATAACCCTGGCGGTTCTGGATATTACTATCCGCTTATTGATTACGGAAGTGTTAGCACGGGTACAGGTTCAACAGGACCAGGAGCATACGGAGTTGCTAAAAAGGACTTTCAATACACAACGTTTCGACCTGCTTTGTATGTTAAGGAATATATAGATAAGATATTTGCAGGAACAGATTATACTTTTGATTGCTCGTTCTTTGATACGCCTTTATTTAAAAGGCTTATCATACCTAATAACCAAACAAACATTACTGCGTTAAATAATACCAGTATGAGTGCAAGTGCTATTAATAGAACTATGCTATTAACAAGCGACCCTTACGTTCAATATACTTTAGTAACAATAGGTAGCTTTGCTATTGACGGCACTAATACTTTATTTACTTATTCTGGCGCAACGCTAACTACTAATATACAGATTACCTTAACAGGCTTTGTAAACATATTTGACCCACCGCAGCCTACATATACTGTAATACTTAGAAAAAACGGAGTACAAATCGGCTCACAAGATTTTGATGCGAGTGTTACAAGAATGCTTAATTGTAATTTTACTGTTCAAGGTATTACTTTTAATAGTGCAGATACTATGCAAGTAGAAATACTTGGTACGTTAATGCAGATTGAAATATTTACGGGTAATGTAGGAGTTACTACAAGCACACCAACACAAGTACAAATTAACTTAGGCGAAACTATTAAGGTAAGCCAAACAATCCCTAAAGGTATATTTCAAAGAGATTTCTTTTTGAGCATTGTTAAGATGTTTAACCTTTATGTTTATGAGAATAAGTTTAATGACAAGGAACTTGTTATTAGTCCGTATGTGGACTTTTATCCTGAGAAGTCGGCTGAAGCATTGGATTGGACTAACAAAGTAGACAGGGCAAAGCCTATAAGTATTAAGCCAATGAGTGAGGTTAATGCTCGTTACTATAACTATAAGTTCAAGCAAGACAATGACTTCTATAACGAAAACTATCGTAAGAAGTATACAGAAGGTTATGGCGATTTAATATACGATACTGAGTTTGACTTTGTAAAAGAAACCGATGTTTTAGAAGTTATCTTTGCAGCATCTGTACTTTATCAAGCAACAGGACAAGACAAAGTATTCCCTGCAATATATAAGAAGTCGAATACAAATAGTGCAGAGGACAGAATGGATAGCATCATTCGTATAATGCAGACAAAGAAGATTTCAAGCGTAACAAGTTGGGACATTATGAATACTACAACTGTGTTAGGTAGCTTTACAAGTTATGGTTATGCAGGACATTTAGACGATCCAATTAATTCTAATACTGACATTAATTTTGGTGCGCCTAAAGAGATACAATTTGCACCTTCTAATTTTACGGAGTTTAATTTATTTGCTGACTTCCATAGCCCATACCTTGCTGAGATTACAAACAAGGATAGTAAGCTATTAACTTGCTTTGGACTTTTAGACATAGTAGACATTTTCAATTTAGATTTTAGCAAGTATGTTTATATAGACGGGGTTTTGTTTAGGCTTAACAAAGTCGAAAACTTTAACCCAATGGAATACAACACAACTAAACTATCGTTTTTAAAAGTAATTAATACACGATACCCAATAATTTAAGATATGGCAGAAAGTAATCAACTCTCGTTTGATATAAAGGTAGGCGGCAACGCAGAGCAATCAATAGGTAATGTTAAAAAAGCATTAAAGGAAGCAAATGCTGAATTAATAAACGCACAATCTAACTTTGGCGATTACTCAAAAGAAGCTATTGAAGCTGCTAAAAGAGTTGCAGAACTAAAGGACAAGATTAGTGAAGCAAGGGAAACGGCTGATTTGTTTGACCCTGGAAAAAAGTTTCAGGCTCTTGCTGGTGCTGCTACTGCGGTTGCTGGTGGCTTTACTGCGGTACAAGGTGCGCTTGGTTTAATAGGAGTTGAAAGCGAGGAAGTAGAAAAATCTTTATTAAAGGTACAATCTGCTTTAGCATTATCTCAAGGCTTATCTACTATTACTGACTCAGTAAAAGATTTTGAAAGGTTAGGCAAGGTTATTCAAAATACAACTGCGTTTCAAACTGCCTACAATTTTGTAATGGGCAAAAAGGTTGCAATACAAGCGCAAGACACGGCAACAACTGTAGCATCAACTGTAGCAACTAAGGCACAGGCTGCTGCAACTAATACGGCAACTGTAGCAACAACCGCTTCAAGTGTAGCTATGAAGGTATTGCGTGGAGCGATACTTGCAACGGGAATAGGGGCTTTAGTAATTGGACTTATAGCCGTAGTTCAAAACTTTGGCAAAATAAAAACTGCGATACTTAATGCTATCCCAGGACTTGGCAAATTTGCATCTACTGTTGGTAATGTTATTAATGCCTTTACTGACTTGATAGGCGTAACAAATGCAGCATCAAGGGCAGAGCAACAAAGACAAGCAATCTTTACAAAAGCTGCTGCAGGTACTAAGATAATTAATGAAGGGATTGACAGACAAATTAAACTACTTCAAGCGCAGGGTGCGGAGCAGGGAAAATTAGATGCACTTAGAAAGCAACAAATCAATAATGAATTAAACGATTTAAAAAAATTAGCAGATCAAAAAGGTATTTTAAGAGGCGAAGATGCTAAAAAATTCAAAGACCTTCAAAATGACTTGCAGGTAATTGATGCGACGGCACAAAAAACAAGAGAAGATGCAGCTAAACAAGCAGCACAAAGAGGTACAGCCAATGCAAATAAATACGGGGAAAGCCAAAAGAAACAAGACGAGCAACTTGCAAAGGAAAGGTTAGAAGCACAAAAAGAAGCTTTATTAAAACTAAGCGAATTAAATAATGAAATATTCTTATCTACTTTTAAAGACGAAAATGATAGAAAAAGAGCAGAATTAAATATTGCATTTGATAAAGAAAAAGCAGAGATTTTAGCTAATACTAAAATAACAGAAGAGACAAAAAATCAATTAATAGTTGCTTTAAGAACTAAACTTAATTCAGATTTAGATGCTATAGCAGCAGCAGAAAAAGAAAAGAAAGCGGTCGCAGATGCAAAGATGCTTGAAGATGCAGCAGCACAAATGGCTAAAGAAGATGATTTAGAGTTTGCTAATTTACAAAAAAAGTTTTCTAAAACACAAGAGGACGAAAAGAAACAAGCAGCTAAAGACCTTGCTGACTTAGATAAAAAGATTGCAAAAAATACTACTGATTTAGAATTAGAAAGGAGTTTATTAGACGAAAAGCAAATAGCAGTTGAAGAGGCTTTTGCTAATAGTTTAATAACAGAAGAACAATACAATGCAGCTTTAGAGGCAAATGCAAAAGCAAGGGCTGACATAGATAAGTTAGAAGCCGAGGCAAAAGTTAAAAACGCTGAAGTTGCTTCTCAGTTATTAGGAACTATCTCAGATATAGTTGGTAAAAATACGGCAGCAGGTAAAGCGGCTGCTATTGCTTCAGCTACAATAGATACTTATTTAAGTGCGCAAAAAGCCTATGCTTCGCAGTTATTACCAGGAGACCCAACCTCTCCTATTAGAGCGGCTATCGCTGCTGGTATTGCAGTTGTAGGTGGTATTAAAAATGTTAAATCTATTTTAGCAGTTAAAACACCGAATGGTGGTGGTGGTGGCGCAGCTAACATTTCGGCTCCAAGTTTATCTGGCGCACCAATAGCCCCACCTCAACCACAAGCAGCTACTACCAATATTAGCGCACAATCAATAAACGCTTTAGGCAATCAAGCAACGAGAGCCTATGTTGTAGAAAGCGATGTAACAAGCAGCCAAGAACGTATCGCAGCTATTCAGCAACGAGCAAGGTTTGGTTAAATGATAACAATTTAAAACACTTAATATTTAAAGATATGGACTTACCTGTTTATTTATTAGACATTAGCGAGGATATGAATGACGATGCCGAGGTCGATTATGTGGCACTCGTAGACAAACCTGCTATTCAAAAGAATTGGAATGCCTTTAAAAATCAACAACGCTTTGAAGTGGTTAGCGAAGATAAGCGTATTATCTCTGGTCCTCTTATGTTGGCTGATATGCCTATTTTTAGGAGTGATGCTACTTATGGCGATTACTATGTGGTCTTTTCTAAAGACACTATATTCAAGATTGCGCAAAAGTTTTTTAAAAGAGGCTACCAATCAAACGTAAACTTAATGCACTCTCCTGACCAACAAGTAGAAGGTGTAACAATGTTTGAGAGTTTTATTACAGATCAAAGCAGAGGTATACAACCAATGAAAGGGTTTGAAGATGCACCGGACGGCTCGTGGTTTGGCTCGTTTAAAGTAGATAACGAAGGCGTTTGGAATGATGTAAAGGAAGGCAAATTTAAAGGCTTTAGCGTAGAAGGGTTGTTTACTTACAAGACAAAGCCAACTAAAGAACAAGAACTTATGAATGCAATAAAGGAAATATTGCAACGGGTTAAATGATAAACAAAATCTTTTATTAATATTTAAACAAAAAGAATGATGAACGCAAAAGATGCAATTATGCAAATTAGGGCTTTATTCGAAGATATGCCACAAGTAGAGGCTCCGGCTCCTATTGAAGCACCTATCGAAGAGGTACCTGTTACATTCGCGGAATATAGCCTTATGGACGGAACGAAGGTTATGATTAGCGAATTAGCTATCGGTGGCGAAGTTACTTTAGCAGACGGAAGTCCTGCTCCTGTTGGCGAACACCAATTAGCAGACGGCACTAAAATTGTTTTAGACGAAGCCGCTAAAATCTTATCTATTGAAACTCCAGAAGCAGAAGCTAAAGAAGCTGACGAAACACCTGCTGAAATGGGTAAAAAGATGGACGAGAAAATGGCAGACGAAATCGCTGCTTTAGTTTCTGAAAACGAAAATCTTAAAACACAAGTAGCGCAATTAGAGGCAAAAGTTAAGAATGGCTTTAGTCAAGTAGCTGAATTAATAGAAGCACTTACAAAGACACCTAACGCTGAACCTATTGCGCAACCAAAAAACAACTTTAGTTCTAATGTTACTACTCATAATATGAAGTTAGAAAAATTAGAAAAATTTAGAAACGCTTTATTAAACAAATAAAAATAAAATAAAATGGGATTTGATGTATCTGCATTAGCAAACTATACAAAAGAAAACGAGGCTCTACTTGTAACTTCATCTGTATTGGGTGCAAAAACTGCTTCTCTTATTAAGAGCGCAGGTAACGTTATGGTTGGCGTAAAGTCAAGCGAAAAGATTAACATTATGGAAACTGACGCTATCTTCCAAGATGGTGCTTCTTGCGGGTTCAACGCAAGCGGATCGACGACCTTCACTCAGCGCACGGTTAGCCCTGGAAAAATTAAGCTAAATGAAGCTTTATGCCCGAAGGATTTAGAGTCAAAGTACCTTCAAAAATCTTTGCCAACAGGGTCTTATTATGATTCTATTCCTTTTGAGCAAGAGTATTCTGAAAAGAAAGCTAAGACAATCGCTGCACAATTAGAAACTGCTTTATGGCAAGGTGACACTACAAGTGTAAACGTAAACTTAAACAAGTTCGATGGTCTTGTTAAGTTAATCGGTGCTGCTTCAGGTGTTGTAGCTGCAAACGCTTCTACTTTTATTAGTGGTGCGCCTTTAAGCTCTATTACTGCTGCTAACGTAATTAGCATCTTTGATGGTGTTTACCAAGCAATTCCTGCAAAAGTTGTAGCTGCTGACGATATGACTATCTTCTGCGGTCAAGATTTATTCAGAACTTACACTGTTGCTCTTAAGAATAGCAATGCTTTCTCTTATGCAGTAGATGTAAAGGCTGATAGCGAATTTGTACTTCCGGGAACTACAATCAAAGTTATTGCAGTTGCAGGTCTTAACGGAACAAACAAAGTTTACGCTATGCGTTTAAGCAATATGTTCTTAGGAACTGACTTATTGAACGAAGAAGAAAAATTCGAAATCTTCTACGCAAAAGAGGCAGACCAGGTTCGCTTTGTATCTGAGTTTAAGATGGGTGTAAACATTGCATTCCCTGACGAAGTAGTGAAGTTTATCCTTGCATAATTTATCGGGTAGGTTGAAATATACCTACCCATTTTTTAAACTAATTAATTTCTAAAATATGCCTTGCGCTTTAACTCAAAATTATACCTTAGATTGTAAAGACAGTTTAGGTGGTATAACCGAAGTTTATTTTGCAGCAGCAGCAGACGTTACCTCAACTACCGAAGCAAGTGGTGTTATTACCGCACTTGTTAAGGCAGCAGGTAAAAGGTTCTTTAAGTACGAACTTGTAAAAGGTACTTCTCAAATCGTTGAGAACATCAATGCAAACGTACAGAACGGAACTGTTTTCTATGCTCCAGAATTAACAGTAGTATTAAACAAATTACAAGCTAATACAAGAAACGAAATCTTGTTGTTAGCTCAAAACACTTTAGTAGCAGTTGCCAAAGATAACAATGGCAAATACTGGTACTTAGGTAAAACAAGAGGCTTAGACCTTACCGCAGGTAATGCTGGTACAGGAACGGCTGAAGGCGACAGAAGTGGTTACACTTTAACTTTCACAGGTGCAGAAGCGGCTATGGCTCCAGAGGTTAACTCTACAGTTGCAGCAGCTTTAACTACTCCTGGTTCTTAGGTTGTTTTGGTTTTGTATATAGATGCCCTCGGACTTAATTGTTCGGGGGTTTTTTATTTTGCAAACAATCGTGATAGTTTATATTTATAGTTGTGATAAGATTAATTAAGGGGCAAACCCAAAACATAATACTTACCTTGACTGAGAAGCAGCTTTTAACAAGCCCGAACTATCTATTTATATTTGAGAATAGATCAACAAATACGGACATCAAATTTGTAAGGCTTAACAATACAGATATAAGCGCATACAAGGAAAGGTACAATGAGTTCACTATTGTAGTTAATAGCTTCTTTAATACGGCTTTAAACGGGCAATACACCTACACAATCTACGAACAGACAAGTACTACCAACACAAACCCGACGGGCTTAAACTTGCTTGAAACAGGCATAATGGAACTTGAGGGTACAACTATATCATTCACAGAATACGAAACAACAAGCACATTCACAATAAGACAATAATGGAAATACAAGTATTGACATTTGCCGAGGCAAAGCAACCGGAATATAAAGAGAAAAAAGGCGAAGGGTATATGCAGTATGGTCAAAATAATGACTATCCGCAATACCTATTAGACCTTTTTAACAAGTCAGCAAAGCACAATGCTATCGTAAGAGGCAAAGTGAACTACATTGTTGGTAATGGTTGGGCAGGAGAGCAGCCTATTGTTAAGCAAGTTAATAGAGAGGAAACTTTAAATGATCTAACTAAAAAGGTAGCTTTAGATATTGAACTATTTGGCGGTGCTTATATCCAAGTTATTTGGTCTGTAATGGGCGAACAAATCGCTGAGTTATGGCATTGTGATTATACAAAGATTAGAACTAACAAAGACAACACTCAATTTTGGTATAAAGAAGATTGGAAGGCTACACGCAATCAAGAAAAAGCTGAGATATACAATGCGTTCAATCCTAAAAACCCTGTAGGTGTTCAAATACTTTATGTAAAAGAATACAGACCGGGTATGAATGTTTATAGCCTTCCGGGTTATTTTGGTGCGCTTAACTACATTGAAAGTGATGTTGAAGTAAGTAAGCACGTTTTAGGTAATGCTCAAACAGGGTTTTCTGCAAGTAAACTTATTACTTTACCAAACGGAGAGCCAAGCCCTGACGAGAAACGTGCAGTAAGCAGACAGTTCGACAATATGTACACGGGTGCAGACGGCAAAAAGTATTTACTTGCTTTTGTAAATGATGCAACAAGAAAGCCTATTGTAGACGATTTGGGTGCGAGTGATTTAACTAAAGAAGATTTTGGACGTGTAGATGAGTTAATACAGAATAACATTTTTAGCGGCCACCAGATTACAAGCCCTGACCTTTTTGGTATTGCCGTTCCTGGTCAATTAGGGAATAGACAACAGATGCGTGATAGCTACGAAATCTTTAACAACACTTATATTCGTTATAAGCAAATGCAATTAGAAGGTGTATTTAATATGCTTGGACAATATGCAGGTGTAACAGAGGAATTAATGCTACAACCTACCGACCCAATCGGTATTGATTTTAGCGAAAGCATTATAAAAGAAGTAGCACCAAAAGAGTGGATATTAGAAAAGCTTGGTATTGATCCAACTAAATACGGAATGCCTATTGAAAGTGAGCAACCAATGGCAGCAAGTCCTTTAAGTGTGAACGAGCATATTAAAGGTTTGAAAGGTCGCGAGTGGCAAAATATGCAGCGCATCATTCGTGATTTTAACAAGGGTAAGATTACCAGAGAACAAGCAAGTTCAATGTTAAAAGGCGGTTATGCTTTAAGCGACGAAGAGGTTGCTACTTGGTTAGGTGCTGAAGATTTAGAATTTAGCGAACAAGATTTTCAAGTTTTCTTTGAGTTCGGAGAAGACAGAAACAACTACGAGGTTCTTAAAAGCAAAACAAGATTTAGCGACGATGCTGACTTTGAAATGTTTGCAGATGTAACACAATTACAAAGCAATATCTTGGACTTAATTGTTAAGGATAAAAGAATTACCCCTGAAGTAATAGCTGACACTTTAAAAGAAGATGTGGGTGCGGTTAAGCGTGTAATTGATTTATTAATTGAGAAGGGCTTTATTAAGACAAGCGAAGTAAAGCAAGGCAAAGGGATTGATAGTAACGTTATTATCGAAAGGGAATTAACTGCGCCTATTGGTAAAATTGTTGAAGCTATTAAGCCACAAACAACGCAGATTTTAATTCGTTACACATACGAGTGGATACCTAAATTGAATAGAGGTGGAGAGCCTGAAAACAATCCTTTGATTGCAACAAGCAGACCATTTTGTAAATATTTATTAGAAGCTAATAAGTTTTATACTCGTAGCGATATAGAGCAAATGAGTGCAAGGCTTGGTTATTCTGTATGGGATAGGCGAGGCGGTTGGTGGAATGACAATGGTAAAATTTCAGAAAGTTGCCGTCACAGATGGGTATCAAACATAGTTAAAAGAAAATAAAGATGAGTTTAAACACATTATTCATAAGCGTACAGAATATTAAAGACCGCTCTGGCTTACACGCAAACGTAGACGAGAAACTTGTATTACCTGAGATTAAAACGGCTCAAGATATGTATATCTTACCTGCGCTTGGTAGTGCTTTATACAACAGGCTTCAAGCAGGTATTACGGCAAACAACTTAAATGCTAACGAGGTAATTTTATTAGACCAATACATAGCAGATACTTTGGTACACTATGTACTTAGTGAATTACCAATGGGCTTATCTTATCAATTCTATAACAAAGGCTTGTTAAGGAAAGGTGGGGAAAATACCGAGAACCCTTCGATGCAGGATATGATTGATGTGGCGAATAGATATAAGACCCGTGCTGAGTTCTACAAGCAGAGAATGATTAAATACCTAAAAGAATATTCTACACTTTATCCTGAGTACTTGAACCCTGGAAGTGGCATTGATGCAATACACCCTGAGAATGATGCTTACACAACGAGCGTTTGGTTAGGCGATTTTGATTGCTGCGCAGGTAAAAGCTTCGAGGAACTGTATCAAGGGAATAGAGGTTGTAGTGATTGCTAATTATGAGTAAAGTAACAACAATAAAAAACCAAAATAAACTGCGTGTTTATTTAGAAAAAATTAAGAATGAGCCTGAGCCTAAACCAAATCACAAAGCAGATAACAACACTCGGAAGCGACCACGAACAAATTAACTTTGTTTATTTCGGTGATGTGTGGGAACGTTTGTCTAATGGCGAGGTTACTTACCCTGCTATGTTCTACACTTTAACAGGTGCAACTATAAACGCTAAAAATATTACTTATAATTTTAGCCTTTATTTTATGGATCGTATGTTAATGGAAGAAACAAACGAAACCGAGGTTTTATCGGATATGACTTTAGTAGGTCAAGACATAGTTGCGCAATTACGTTATCCTAAAGCGATTTGGGATATTGGTGATACTGCTCCTTTGACTTATTTTACCGAGAGCGACCCCGACTATCTTGCCGGAGTTAAGATTGATATTACAATGGAATTACCTTACTTAAATGACAGATGCCAGGTTCCGAGCATCTATAACTATACAGAATGATAGGCAAAAAAATTAACCAATTAGCTACCGAGTTAGCGCCAGTTAGTACCGATTTAACTATTATAGGAGACCCGATTAGTGGAGTAAGTAAGAAGATTACACTTGCACAATTAGGGGCTATATTTAGCGGTGCAGTTTCGTTTTATACTGACTTAGCTTCGTTCCCTGCAACGGGCGATATTAACGTTATCTATTGCGCTAAAGACACGCAGAAACTATACTTATGGAGTGGTTCGGCTTATGTAGAAGTATTCCCTTCACAAGCACTTTTAGATACTTATCAATTAAGAAGTGAGAAGGGCAACGCTAATGGTTATGCTTCTTTAGATAGTGGCGGTAAGGTTCCTATAAGTCAGTTGCCGAGTTCTATTATGGAATACAAAGGAACTTGGAACGCATCTACTAACACCCCTACACTTGCAAACGGAACAGGAGACACGGGAGATGTTTATATTTGTAATGTAGCAGGAACAGTAAACTTTGGAGCTGGTGCGATTACTTTTGCGGTTGGCGATTATGTGATCTATTCAGGAAGTATTTGGCAGCGTTCAAGCGGTGCGGTTGGTACAGTAACAAGCGTAGCATTAACAGTTGGTGGCGATGCGATAAGCGTATCTGGTAGCCCTTTAACAACATCGGGAACTTTAGCTTTAGCATTTAGCGGTACTACATCACAATACATTCGTGGTAATGGTACACTTGCTAACTTTCCTACTTCTTTAGTTTCAGGTAGCGGAACTGCAAACAGGCTTACTAAATGGAGTTCTACAAGTGGCGAAATTGTTAATAGTAATATTTTAGATACAGGAATTACTATTACAAACCTTAACGCAACTGCGGACTTTTTCTCTTGTCAATTTAACGGAAATCCAACAACAGGTCGCTCTTATGGAGTTTTAATTGCCGCAGGTAGTAATGCAAGCGATATTGCTTTTAGAATTGAAGACGTAAGTAGTTCAAGCGTTTACTTTTATGTGTGGGGAGATGGGCGAGTACAGATTAACAACATACCAAACGCTACTACTGACACAGATAGATTTTTAGTAAGTGATAGCGGAGTTATTAAATACAGAACGGGTGCTGAGTTATTAAGCGACATTGGTGGTGCAAGTGCAACTGGTTACGTTCCGTACACGGGCGCAACTGCTAACTTAGATTTAGGAACGCATACTTTAATTGCTGCTAAAGGTACTTTTTCAAGTTCTGGTAGTGGCGATACTGTTGGTATAACACATTCAAGCGGTAGTGGTATTGCTTTAAATATTACAAAGGGTGGTAATGGCGAAGGCTTATACATAAACAAGACAAGCGGTTCGGGTAACGCTGCGACAATCATAGGCACTTTAAACGCAACTACTTTAGTTAAGTCGGGCGGTACATCTTCGGAGTTTTTAAAAGCCGATGGTAGTGTAGATAGCACATCATACGGCACGGGTTCGGTAACCTCGGTAGGCTTATCTTCTGCAACAAGCGGAGTAACTATTGGCTCTACACCAATTACAACAAGTGGAACTATTACTTTAGCTATTGCTACTGCAAGTGGTTCTCAGCAAGGTTTATTATCAAGCACCGATTGGACTACGTTTAATTCAAAGCAAAACGCTTTAACCAATCCGGTAACAGGTACAGGTACTACTAACTACCTACCTAAGTTTACAGGTACAAGTACAATAGGCAATAGTATTGTACAAGACAATGGTTCTGCAATTACTATTGCAGGAAATGTTGGTGTAAATGGAAGTCCGGGAACATCATTCCCATTAGAAGCATATATCAATAGTTCAACGGCATATACAACATCTTCAAGAGGTAATGTTATGCGTGTATATAATTCTAATACAGGTGCTAATATTTTTGCAGGTATTGAATTAGGTGGAGCGGGAACTGCTAACGATGGACTTGCAGGATTAAACGGAGTTGTAACAGGTAGCGGAAGTGCAGCACTTACATTTTATACAAGAAACTCAAATACGTTTGCTGAGAAAATGCGTCTTGACGCTTCAGGCAATTTAGGGCTTGGAGTAACCCCAAGTGCGTGGGCGAGTGGTTATAAAGTAGCACAATATCAAGGAGGATTTTTAGGCTCTGATGGAACTTCATATATCTATTTTGGGCAAAATGCTTATAGTGATGGAACTTTTAAGTATTTAGCAAATGGGTTAGCTACAATATACGCCCAAGATGCAGGTAAATATATTTGGTATCAAGCTCCTTCAGGAACGGCAGGTAACGCTATATCCTTTACCCAAGCAATGACGTTAGATGCGAGTGGGAATTTAATGGTGGGAACAACAAGTCCTGTAACCTTTAGCGGATATAAAACATTATCTGTAAATGGTTCAAGTGGTGCTTCTTTTGTTACAATGGCAAATGGTACTTCTGCTATTAGGCTTATTAGTAGTACTACCGATAGTGCAGTATGGGAGCCGAGAAACGTAGATATGTTATTTGCTACTAACAACACTACACGTCTTACAATAGCCTCTACAGGAGCAGCTACATTTAGTGGGAATCTTAATGTAACAGTACCTAATACACCGGAAGTATTTTTAACTCACTCTAATACAAGTAGAACGTTCTTAATGGCAGTTGATGGTAGCAATGCTTTTTTTAGAGCAAATTCTACCAATAATATTTTGTTTCAAGTAGCAGGTGGTACAAATGTTATGGCATTAACATCGGCAGGTAACGTAGGTATAGGTAACACAAATCCAGATAGTTATAGTTCTGCTGCAAATACATTAGTAATTGGAACAACAAGTGGTAATAAAGGAATGACTATTGCTTCTGGAAATACATCTTATGGGGGAATATATTTTGCAGATGGTACAACTGGTAATGAGGCATATAGAGGATTTGTAGAATATGGACATAGTGCTGATTCTTTAAATTTTGGTACAGCCGCAGCCGAACGTATGCGCATAACCTCGGGGGGTTCGGTTTGTATTGGTGTAACAAGTCCAACCAATAGCCAAGGTCTTTTTGTGTATCGTTCTAATTTTGCTGCTGCATTTCAAACCGATGCTGGTACTGGTCAAGAAGCAATAAGATTTTTTAATGGCTCAACCGCAGTTGGAACTATTGCTACAACATCATCTTCAACCGCTTACAATACATCTTCTGACTATCGTCTAAAACAAGACCTTAAGGACTTCAACGGACTTGATTTATTATCTAAGATTAAGACATACGATTACGAATGGAAGGCAGACAAAACCCGTTCTTATGGTGTTATTGCTCACGAATTACAATCAGTAATTAACTATGCAGTAACAGGAGTAAAAGACGGAAAGGAAATGCAAGGTGTAGATTATAGCAAAATAGTTCCCGTACTTATTAAAGCAATTCAAGAGCAACAAACACAAATTGAACAATTAAAAAACAAATAATATGACAACTTTTAAATGGGTAGTATCACAAATGGACACCGCACCAAGCGAAGATGGTTTAACCGATGTAGTAAAAGTAATACATTGGAGATACGAAGGCAAAGACGGAGAGTACACCGCAGAAGTGTACGGGGCAATGGCTTGTGCTACACCTTCGGAAACTGACTTTACTGCTTACGAAGATTTGACTTATGAGCAAGTATGCGAATGGTTAGTTGCAGGTAACAATGTAGAAGCTATGGAGTTAAACTTAGATACTCAAATCGAGAACCTTAAGAACCCACCCATTGTAAATTTGCCACTACCTTGGATTAACTAAAACTATATATCTTTACCAAAATTTAAACAATGAAAGCAATTCCAGGTTATCCAAACTATTCCATAAGTAAAGAAGGGATAGTATATAATACCAAAAAGAATAAACAATTAAAGCCTGTTTTATCTAATGTAGGCTATCTAAAAGTTACTCTTTGTAATAATGGATCAACAAAAGATTTTAGTTTACATAGGCTTATTGGAATTGCATTTATAGAAAACCCTAACAACTATCCTATGATTAATCATAAAAATGGGGTAAAATCTGATAATAGATTAGAGAATTTAGAATGGTGTTCTGCAAGTCAAAACATACAACACGCATTTGATAATGGATTAAAGAAGTCAACAGAAAGACATAAATTGAAAACTATTGAGAAACTTTCTAAACCTGTTATCGATACACAAACAGGCATTTTTTATAGTTCTGCAAGAGAGGCTGCAAAGTTATTAGGGTTAAATAGAAATACATTATACGGATATTTATTAGGGAACAATCCAAACAAAACATCATTAATTTACGCTTAAAACAACAAAAATGAAGTACAAGCAACTATTACAACTTGTCGGTAACTTAAACGCAGTTATTGGCAGTCAGGAAACGAAAACGGCTAAAAAGCTATTTCAAATTTACAACAAGGTAAAATCTTATCACGAAGATTATCAAGCTGAAGTAGAAACTTTGCGTTTAGATGCAGCACAGACAGACGATAAGGACTGCTTACTACTTGATGAGAAAGGAAATTATCGCTACTCAAAAGAAGGCATCAAGAAACTTACTAAAGATATTGAAGCCTTAAATGATAAAGAATTTGATTTTCAAATAATTAACGTAGTGAACCCAGCAAACCTTGAGGACTTTACATTCTTACAAGATTGGGTAACTGGCGTAGAATTTAACAAACAAGAAGAAGAAGAACTATAAATGGAAAATAACCACCAAGCAGACCAATCAACAATCGTATCTTTAGTTAGTGCTACTATTAGCATTACAAGTATTCAACCACTATTCACATTGATTGCGAGTTTGGTGGCTATTGTTTCTGGTGGTATGGCTATTAGATACTATTACAAAATGACCAAAAAGCTTAAATGAGATTAATACTTTTAGCCTTATTACTTACTTCGTGCGCCTCAGTTAAGAAGGCTACCGATAAATTAGATAGCACTGTTGTTAAAACTTTTGACTCGGTGCGTGTTATCGTTTTAGATAGCGTAACTAAAATAGTAGAAAAGGAAGAGTATTTTACCAAAACCATTACTTACTACGATACTTTGTGGGTTACTAAGGATAGTATGATAACAATTCCTAAGTACACGGAAACCTACACAAGAGGCACAAAAGAGAAACAAACGGATAGTAAGCAGACCAAGACGGACTCAATGGCTCTAAATCGCACAGAAAGTACTCAAATTTCGAAGATAACTAAAACTAAGGATAAGTCCTTTAGCGAATTTTATAAGGCTCTAATCGCGCTTATATTGATAATTACGCTAATCTTATTCTTTTGGAAAAGAAAATAATATGGCAAAAGCAGCAAGAAGCGTAAACGTATCGACTAACCCGTTACCGATTTCATTCAAAGAGTTCAGCAAAAACCCTGTTGTCGGTATGCTATTTTTATGTATCTGCGGTATTAGTTACCTCTATATTGACAACGCAAAGAACAACAATAAGCAGGACGAAAAGATAGGTGCTTTGTATGAAATGGTGCGTAAGAGTGATAGCAGCAACGCAGCAAGTACGGCTCGTTTGGAAATGGCAGTAGACCTAAAGGCACTTAAAAGCTTTAAGTAATGCGTTATTTATTACTGGTTGCTTTGATAGGTTGCGGAACTAAAACCGATAATAAAATCAAAGAGTTGCAAGACAAAGTAAAAGAAAGCCAGGTGCAAAGTGAAGCGGTGCAGGGTGTGGCATCTGAGGATAACAAGAAGGTAATTACTAAGACAGTAAAAACTATTGTTACTTTAAAGCAAGAAGTAAAAGAATTAAAAACGGAACTAAATGAAGTTAAGGCTAAATTGGACTCCGCTAATTCTGTTGATACTAATAGCACCAAGTTTCAGCTTCGCCCAATACGTTAAGAAGATAGGTGGCGAAGATAAGATTGTTATTAGTAAAGCAGAAGGCGAAAAGATAAACGCTGCGTTTGATAGCGTGAGCAATTTAGTTACATTAAGAGAAGCCCGTATTGATAGCTTACTAAGGGCAAACATCAAAACAAGGGATAGCTTTCGCATTGACTTACTTACTTTAAAAGACACCCTTACCCAACGCAATAAAATAGTAAACGATACGTTAAACGACTATCGTAATAGGTATTATAAAAACATAGCTATTTACGAGAAGTACGAGAAGGCAGTAGATTTTGAAATAAAACTTCATAGGCTTAACTCAGTTTTGTTTGCTATGCTAACATTATTTCTTTACTCACAAATAAATTAAAATGAATTTAGAAGCACTATCAACAAAGATACCTGCAAATGTATTAGAGCAGATACCTCAAATTACTGAAAAGTTTGGCTTAAATAGTAATATTAGGTTAGCACATTTTTTATCTCAATGTGCACACGAAAGCGGTAACTTCAAAGCCGTTACTGAAAATCTTAACTATGGTGCTAAAGGACTTAGGTCTATTTTTGGAAAATACTTTAAAGATGATGCTATTGCAAATGCTTATGAAAGGAAGCCTGAGAAGATAGCCAATAGGGTTTACAGTTCAAGAATGGGTAACGGAGACGAAGCAAGTGGGGACGGCTGGAAATTTAGAGGTCGTGGCTATATTCAATTAACAGGCAAAGATAATTACACCCAGTTTGACAAATCGGTTGAAGATGATATTTTAGCTAACCCAGATTTAGTGGCTACAAAATTCCCTTTGATGTCTGCTGCTTTCTTTTTTGAGAGAAACAACCTATGGAAAATTTGCGATGGCGGTGCTGACAAAGAAGATGTTATTGCTCTTACAAAGCGCATCAATGGGGGAACTCACGGACTTGAAGACAGATTAACAAAATTCGCTTTATTCAATTCTTTACTAAAATAAAATATATACTATGAAATGGTTAGCCAATTTATTAGCAGACGAAAGGGGTTCGGTATCTACAAAGCGAGTAATTGCTTTGCTATCGGCTTTATTTATCTGCATCACCTTATTAGCTAATAGCTTTACACATCAAGAGATTGCCCCTTCGGATAAGCTTGTAGATGCCGTAATGGTTATTTGCATAGCTGCTATGGGTACTACAACTATAGATAAATTCAGCCAAAAATAAACAATGCTAAAATCAAAACGCAAACGACTATTCTTTGACATCGAAACCTCTCCGAACGTTGGCTTTTTCTGGAGTGCCGGATATAAGTTAAACATCACACCGGATAGCATAATTCAAGAACGTGCAATTATTTGCATCTGCTATAAGTGGGAAGACGAAAAAGAAGTTTACCATTTGGAATGGGATAGTAAACAGAATGACAAACGTATGCTGCAGAAGTTTATTGAAGTAGCAAACACGGCATCGGAGTTAGTAGGACACAATGGCGATAAGTTCGACTTAGCGTGGATAAGAACCCGGTGCCTATTTCACAAAATAGAAATGTTCCCTTCTTACGTTACTATCGACACGCTAAAGGTAGCAAGACAAAAGTTTAGATTTAATAGCAACAAGCTTAACTACATAGCTGACTATTTAGGCATTGGCACTAAGATCAAAACAGAATATAGTTTATGGAAAGACATTGTTCTGCATAAGGACAAAGTAGCTATGGCTAAAATGATTAAGTACTGCCAGAAGGACGTTGTTTTATTAGAGCAAGTATTTAACGCACTTAAAAATCACATAGAACCTAAAACACATTACGGAGTAATATTCGGACAAGACCGAGGCTCTTGCCCTGAATGTGGGAGCGATGATCTAATTATTTCACTTCGTAGAACAACCGCAACCGGAGTAAAGAAAATATCGTACAAGTGCAAAACTTGTTTTAAAATGCATAGCAAAACCGACAAATAAATGGATAGTAAAATTCTTAGCTTAGTAATTGAAGATATGCGCAGCCGTGAGCAAGTAGGTAAAAAAAAGTACGGAACTACAATGGATCGTGAAGATTTATCGACAGGTCAATGGATAACGCATTTAAAAGAAGAACTGCAAGATGCTATCCTGTATTTGACTAAACTTGAAACTATACACAATGCGCCTCAAAAAGATATTTAGCTTCGGCAATATATTAGATCGTGAAACCTACGAGCAACTTAGGGAATTAGATTATACTAACCCAAACTTTAAGGGTTGCGGAGACGAGTTCCAGTTTAACCGGGAGTGGTGGGTTATCTTAGATCAAGGGGAAATTGTATCTTATTGCGGCTCTATTTATTCCAAAGGCATTTGCATATTTAATAGAGCGTGGGTTAAAAAATCACATAGAGGTCAGGGCATACAAAGACGAATGATTAAGACCAGGTTAAAGGCTGCATCTACTTTTTGCCATATAGCTATTACTTATACTACCTTAGACAACTTCCCTTCAGCTAATAACCTTATAGATTGCGGGTTCAAGCTATACCTACCGGAGTATTCATACGGGGGTTCTGATAAACTTTACTTTCAAAAGCTACTATAAAGTTTCACTTTAGTACAACAAAAGGTAGTAAAACTACTACTTTTGGCTGCATTTTACTTCCGACTTTGGCAACTTTTACCCTCACTTTTGTACGTATTTAAGTACAACTATACGTATAAATAGCACAATCTAAAGTGCAATTAAGTCGGTAATTACCATCATTACATACTATTTTTTGACATAATGTGCTATAAAATGCACATTAACTCGTGTATTTATCCTATATAAAACCCATTATTTGCATCATTGTTGCAAAAATAATTTATATAATTTTACACTTTGTATTGTTAATTGTAGTATATTTGTTGAAACAAAACACAAATGACACATTTAACCAACTACCAGAAGTTCCAATTCGAGAGATTTGGCACTATCTTACTGCAAGACGGGAGCAGTACACAAAACCCGTATGATCCAAAATTACTGCCTAAAAACTACGATTACGAAGATGATGATTACACCTTCACTCGTTGGGTTGAAAACAATGCAGAACTTGAACTTTTAAAAAACGAATTATATGAAGATTGAATTTGTAAAAGAAACTAAGCCAGACGGCACTATTTTCTACTACACTTTAGTAGATAACAAATACGATAGCGCAAGTATGTACTTAGAATACTCACAGGCTTACGAGTATTTTTTAAGCCTAAAGAAAAGACAAGAACCTATTATCGAAATTTTAGAACACTATTCAATAGACACTCAAAACAAATAACAATGGATAATCAAATACAAAACTTATTAAACTTAGGTATAAATTTAAACAAATTTTATTCTATTGAAGTTCGATCTTGCGACATAATACTACAAGGGTGGGTAACAAGTACCTTAATGAATGATCTAAATGTATTAGGTTATGAGTTCGATTATATCAAAGAAAATAATTGGTTTCATTGTAAAAAAGGAAACGTAAGAATTGTCTTAACTTTAAACTATTAATTATGAGCCTAATTAAAATTCAACAAGAATTAAAAGCACCTAAAAATCAATTTAACGCTTTTGCTAAATACAAGTACCGAAGTGCAGAAGATATAATCGAAGCTGCAAAACCTATCTGCCATAAGTACGGCTACGCTTTAATGTTAAGCGACGAGGTAATAGAAGTAGGCGGTCGAGTTTATGTAAAGGCTACGGCTTGTCTAAATAACGGAGAGGACAACATAACTTGTACTGGGTTAGCGCGTGAAGAGGAAAACAAAAAGGGAATGGACGCTTCACAAATTACCGGAGCAGCAAGTAGCTACGCCAGGAAGTACGCACTTAACGGACTATTTGCAATAGACGATACAAAAGATGCAGACGCTACTAACGAACATAAGGACGAAGTAAGCGAAGGGCAAAAGGCATTCTTGATTGAAGCACTTGATAAGACAAAGTTTACTGAAGATCAAAAAGTAAAGGCTGCTTTGAAAATCAATGCCATCAAGACCTTAGAAGAGTTTAACAAGATTAAAGAAACAATTAAAAAAAGCTAATATGAAAACCGCAATGCAAGATTTTATTGATAATAACTTTTATATAGATGGAGATGGAGAATACATTTTAAAATGGGTTGAAGATACACCTCTAACTGACGAAATAAATAAAGCACTTAAAAAAGAAAAAGCGCAATTTGTAGATTTTTTAGAATGGATTGAAGTAGCAGATATAAAATATCAATTAAATAATAAAAAAATAGTAGAACAATATTACACAGACCCAATTAAAAAAAGCTAATGAAAGAATTGCTACCATTTGAAAGGCAGATATTACTTGCAGAAGTTTACCACTACGCTTGGTATAACGAAGAGGCTTACTCAGACCTTTTAGCGTTTATAGATAAGTATCAAACCATTTTAGATAAACCAGTATTTTTAACCCAAATCCCAAACAATGACACAGAAACAACAAATCTTGAACCACTTGCTTTCGGGCAAAACATTGACACCAATCCAGGCTCTAACGAAATTTAATAGCCTGAGATTATCGGCAGTTATCTTTGAATTAAAACGCAAAGGATATAAGATACAGTCCGACTTAATTAACGTAGGTAATAAGAAACAACCTAAATTTGTAAGTAAATATTCACTAATAAAAAAGTAAAAAATGGAACAAAAAAAATGGAGTGCAGGTGCTTGGAAAAAGCAAACCGCTAAAGGAGAAGTAATTAATTTTACAATCAATGATGTTAAGTATTCAATGTGGGTTAATGCTTACAAGACAGAGGATAAGCAACCAGATTACAAGATTTATGTAAATGATTTCAAACCTAAAGAAGACACGGAAGGATTGCCGTTTTAATTATGCTAACTAAAAATAGAGATGTTTCAATAAGACAACTAAAGGAGTTGTACTATGCTCAACGTAATACCCACGTTAAATTGCACGAAATGATGTCGCAGTTAGGGTTGTTAGGCTTAGAAGACAACGAGCCTTTAGGTGCGGATATAGGTGCGAGAAGCATCGTTAAATTAGTTGAAGAGGTATTTGAATGCGATATATCAAGAAGGGATAG